GTTTTTACCCACAAGATTATTTTTATAGATTTAATTATAATAAAGTATATAGTATATCTTCATTTCTTAGTTCTTATGGGGCTGCAGAACAGTTAGGTATACAACAAATCTCACCTAAAGCTGAAGAGGATTGTGAAAACAACTCATTAACATTACCAATTAATCATGCAACTAAAACTATTAGTTTTGGTATTTTTTTGGCGATTATTTTAAATACATTTGAAAGAATAACATATTATACACTTATTGCTGCAATACAGGTATTAATTATTCCTTTTCAAGCGTTATATAATTGGCGAATATACTTAAGAGCTCTCGGTGTTACAATTATAGATTATTATCCATTTAGAGAAGGTGGTATTATTGATGTTGATAAAAAAGTTATTGAACCATTGCAAAGATTTGGTACAGTTAGGTTAGGTATTGCAATATATCCAGAATGTGAAACATGTGATAACTTGGATTATAGCAATGACTTACCAGTATTAGATCAAGATCCGGAAACAGTTTTTGTACAAGCAGCTAGTGGATCAGCACTCCCTGATAACTATATGACAACATATGGTTGTTCTGGTTATACAGATAGTGATTCGTCGGTGACTAGATTATATTTCATAATTCCAGGAAGCACATGTACACCGGTAACTGGTTTAACACCAACATATATTGGATCATATAATGAATCAATATTATTAAGTAATGGTGGAAGGTTTGTTGTTAAATTTACAAGTAGCGGCGGTAATACCGTGTTGAATTTAAATACTGAAACAATTAGTGGCCAAACCGTTTATTATTTTGATGATATCAATCAAAAAAGTTTTGTTGGTGGAGCAACAACCCCAACTTCTCCAGTACAATATAAAATATTTGATTCACAAACATCATTAACCGGAGGGTCTTCAAACAGTGGATTAAATAGTGAATTACAAGGTGGTTGTCAGCAATATGTTACAGTATACAAAGAATCAATTGTTGATGGAACTTATTGTACATCAAACGCATCAACACCATATAGTGGATTAACATCTGCAGACATAACCCAAGGTACCGTTTGTGGTTCTGGTAAAATTGCAGTCGGTCAAGTTATTAAAGGTGTAAATAGTAACCCTTGCGGTACGTGTGGTACACATAGTGGATATTCTGAATTCAGATATGGTTTATTTACAATTATACCAGCAGCATCAATTTCCAATTGGGGAGATAATTTTGATGCAATTACAGAGTACGCCAGAAGAAAACTTGTTGCTAAAGTTTTTTGTGGTGGTATTGCAAATTATAAATTTATCGATAACTGGTTAACCGGAGCATTATATATGTTTCCATTCAAAGCAAAAGTTAGATGGGACGACGAAGAAACACTAGATTTAAATGTTAGAAGAACAAAATATTGCCCAGACTTAGTTTATTTTAAAGCTGGGTCACCAGAAAATCCAGATAAAAGATTTTATTATAGATCTACATATTTTAATGGTACATCATTTAGTAGAAGTGACAGAGAAGGTTTAGGCCATCCAACAACTATTGTTGACCTAGGACCAAGAGATGAATTTATAAAAGAGATTTGTACAGATCCTTCATTAGATCCAAACTGTTCGGTTATAAGAAGTATTGGACCAACATCATATCAAAATTTTAAAGAACTTTTTGGTTTATATATAAATTATAAATTAGATTATTTGGCGACAGATCAAAGTACAACTGGTAGTTATGAATCCTTTTTTGAAAATAACGGATATGGTTCATATGGTAGTATAATGAATGGAGATATCTTACAATTAATATCTATTAATAATGAAGCGGGAATAGAAGAATTTGATTTACAAAACAGAAATTATGCAGTTTATACCCCACAAGTATTAGACGTGGAATCTTACCCAGGATTACTAAACGGCGGTCCATTACCGATAAATTTTGTTTTAGATGACGGTGATGGCTACAGAGTAAGAGCTTGTTTAAATGAACCAGGTAGATTAACAGAATCTTCTCAGCAAGTTCCATTTTATTTATGGCAAAAAAATGGTACTGGGTTTGGTAGTGGTGTTAGCCAACATTGGGATTATGATAATATCGAGGTACAACCTTTACAAGGAATGACAAAAAATTATAAGTATGTTGGAGATAGCACACATAAATATATTTTATTCCCAATGACAAAACAATATAGTGGAGATACTTTTACATACGCCGGAATATCATATGCTGATGTTATTGCAAATGTTGAAACAACAGGTACAACACATACAAACTACTCAAATCAAGAAGAAGGGTTTACTGTTCTTGAGATAGCAACTGGAAGTGAAGATAACCCATTAACTGGAACATTATGGATAAGAACTGGTGAAACAGGAAACTGGGCATCAAAATCTTGGAATGATGATGTTGATTTTATTCTAAAACCAACAACAGTAAATTATGATGGGACTAAACAAATATTATCTACACCATTCTTGTTTTACTTTGGTTTGAGACCGGGCAAGACTGCGGTTGATAAATTTATACAAAGGTTTGGCCCTAAAGGTGCATTCCCATCTACTGATTAATGGAAAAGAAAACTATCATATTACCAGGTTTAGAATATTATAAATCACCATCTGTTGATTTAACAACTAGAATTTCATTAGATACTAATGAAGAACTATTAAGAGAAGGTGATAGGTCAATTATTTTGGATTTAGAACAACAATTTAGTGATGAAAGAAATGAAATTACAAAATATAAGATATATGGTAAAATAAGAATGATTTTTAGAAATATGTATGAGGGTGCTGCGGGTTATGGTAATTTGGAAGAATACTTAGCATTACGCGGAGATGGGTCTAATAATGTGTTTACTGGTTATTTACCATATGATGAGTTTGCGTTTATTAGAAGAGACACATATCGTGAAGATATTAATATACCTTCAATTAGTGGGTCGACGTATGGAACATATACACCAACATTTTCATTACCGGTAAATTCCAGAAACAAACATCAGAACATATCTAATATGAATGCCCCATATCACAATTGGAATCTTCATTTAAGTTATGTTTATAGTGCCGATACTGAATATGATATGTCATATACATTAAGTGGTGCAACAAGTTATTCATGTAATAATACAACTCAAATATGTTTTAAATCAAAAAATGGTATACCATGTAGAGTTGAAAGTAAAACAGGTTATTATAAACTTACAACACCAGTACCACACGGTATTAATGAAGGTGAATATGTTATAATATCATCAGTATCGTCTATAAGTGGGAAAACATATTCTGTTTCGAGCTTAGGTGATAACAAATATAACTCTTCAAAATATGTTATTAATTTAAATAAACAACAGTTTAGTGGATCAACAACATTACCAACACTTATTACAATAAAAAGATGTATTGATGAAAAAAATATTAGTGGAACAACATCTTCATATTATGTACATAAACATAAAATATTAACTAAAGAAAAAGATTATATTTTAGATAAAGCTGGATTTGAATCTTCAATATTTGAAGATGAAAAAAAGTTATTATTAGAAAATAGCGCGGGTGTTAACGATTTTTTGGTAGAAAGAAATAGAGGTGAATCCCTAATATATGATTTTAGAGAACCGTTTGTCTTAAGTGGGTTAACAAATAATCTTGGTTATACACCAAGTGAAATATATGTTTCTGTTTTATTTAGAAATGGGTCTGGTTATTTTGAGTACCCACCTAAAGTAGGATATAAATTTCATTTACATAATGAATGGATAGATAATCATTTCAGTGGCTCGACAAAATTAGAAACTGGTTTAACAGGAACTAACTTCACTGTTAGTGGTACAACATTTACATCTGGTAATACTACACCAATAGGAACAATACTAACCGGTGCTTTTGTTGAATACAATGAAGTTGATTTAAAAGAAAGAATTATTTCAGAATCATTACATAAAATAGTAAATCCAGTAACTATTTTTGATCATGAACAAGATCAAAATGTCGTTGAGTTTAGTGGTGCAACAGCAAATAATAAAATGGGATTACTATATCAACCACATCATAGGGTTAAGTTAAGGCAACTATCCGAATATGTTGAAACATCAAATACAAAAAATATTGCTGATCTTCCGGATAATGCTAAATATTTTCCAGAAGAGGGGTTATGGAAATGGAGAGATGTATTTGATCACGGGTTTATTGATGAAGACGGTAATGGTACAGACTATCCTTTTGTAAATGGCCAACATTATGTTAAAACTGATTTAAACTTTTATTTTTTTAATGAAAGAGAATACAACAATAAATCTGATGGTTTTAAAGGGTTTGGTAATATAAATTGTTAAAATGAAAATATTATATAAAAATATTGATCAATCTTTGTTGTTTAATAAAGAAACAGAATTTAGAACAAATGCTGGATGGGAAGAGAATTTTTTAATCTATCAAGATCAGATTTTAAAAAGTATAATAAACCCAATTGAAAACTATGAGACAGTAAGATATATACATGAGCCATATAATGTAACAATTTCCGGAGTTCAAACATTACAATGTGATATTTGGTTTTACTTTAATTTTTTAAATAATTCTAACACATACACAAATGGTTTGGATTATAACTTAATTGGAATTAGCCCCAAAGAAAATGCTAAGTTATTAAAACACACAGCAAATAGTTTTTTTAGACTAGAGTTTTATACAACACCATTTAGAGAAACTCAAAAATTGGTTTTTGCAAAAAACCTATCGATTCCGTTAGGCCAAAAAGTTTATGATATAAATTTAAAAGACAAAATTTTTGTACCGGTATTCAATGGCAACAATTATAGAAATACAGAAAACATGTATATGTTTTGGTTTCCAGATAACACTGTTTATACTGGTACTACTTTTTATATGACAGCAAGATTTTTTAATGCTGAAGATGGCACAATTACTAGATTTTTAAATAGAGATCTAACGATAAATAATTCTGGGTTAGTTGACGGCACTAGAGTTGGGTTAGTTTCAAATCCTGTTAAATTTTATGAAATGAATCCAAATGTCAGCACAAATCCTGAACAAAATGTTTATTATAGAGTGGTGTTTAAAAGACCCGAACATACATATGTGATAACAAGAGGACTTGGTAATAATTGTGATTTTAGCGGTGGATATGCAATAAAACAATAAAATGAAAAAATTAAAATACGAAATTTTAAGAAAAAATATTTTAAGTGTATCGTTAATATCACTAACCAGTAAGAATTGGAAAGATGAGAAAAACAACATTATATCCTGGACTGGCACCACATATATTGGACCATCCGTTAGTGATGTTGTATATAATACAAACGAAACGTCACCATTAATTAAGGGATATTATAAATGGAATGGGACGACTTGGATTTTTTTGGGTGTGGATAAAAGTTCGCGTGTTACAACATTTAATGTAACGAACAATGGTAGCGGAAATTATTTAATAAATGGAATTTCAAACCCAACATTATCTTTAACTAAAGGAGTAAAATATACATTTAACATAAATGCAACCGGACATCCATTTTTAATTAAAACGATTAGTGGTATAGGTACAAGTAACCAATACAACTCAGGTGTTACAAATAATGGAACTAGTAATGGTGTTATAACTTTTGTGGTACCACATAATGCCCCATCTACATTATATTATAATTGTCAGTTTCACATTAGTATGGCCGGACAAATTAATGTTACTGATTCACCAT